ATGATAATGGCTTGTCTGGACTATATACTACTTTTGAATCACCTTTAATGACAACTTCGTGTGCGTAGTTATTATTCTTAGATGTTTTACATGTTAACACAGGTTCTCTTTCACCTGTTTTGCTATTGCGTTTTATAACGTGTTGATTAACATGTATTCTAGTCTTCATTGTACTACCAAAGCTCACTAATGTCAAGTACTTCGGGCAATTTGTTTGCTTCTTTTACAAATAATACACAGGGAGGATTTTCTCCATCATGTAATGGAACATTTAACAAATGTCCAAACTTTAATTTAGGTGCATACCATTTTACATCTGTATAGATATTAGTAATATTAACATCTAAATATTTTGGAGTATATCCAGTTAATGGATTAAATGCAAACACACTAAACCCTCTGTCATTTAAGCTCATTAAACTAAGTACTTCTGGATTCCCACATTCAGGATCACAAATTACTATGCTCCAGTCCAACGGCATTGTTATTGAATGTTGTCCAATTTGAATAACTGCCGCAGGCGCATAAAAACTTTCTAAGAATACCAATGGAATAAAATAATAATCAATATGTCCTGGATTGCTGTAATCTAATATGCTGTATCGTAAATCTTCTATTGTATCTGGTATGTCATCTAGCTCATACGTCTTGTTTTCTACTGTTAATATCTTCATATTTTTTCCTTATTGCCAATCTACTTTTTCTATCGTAAATGGATAGTTTGCTTCTTTATAAAACTTCTTACGTTGTGTTAGATGTCTTTTACTAAATTTTGCTGAACTTGTAATGTCCCATATTTGAACATTGTCTTTATCTTCAGCTTTTCTTATTCCACGACCAATGCTTTGAATAACTCTAACAAAACTTTTGCCAGGCTCTATAAGCACCAAATTAAAAATACGTGGAATGTTAATACCAACTGATGCAACTCCATATGTTGCTACAACAATTTGATTAGTGCCTTCGTTAATATCATCATAATGATCTTTACGATCTGTTGACTTCATTGAGCCACTAACAAAGTTAGCATGTGGTAAATTATCACAAATTAATCCACCTGCTTTAATTCTGTCTACTAATACAAGTGTGTTACCCGATTCTGCAATCTTATCAATTAATCCACTTATATGTTTCATACGATCTGTATTTGTTGTAAGATAAGTTAGCTCACTTTGATAATTATTATACTCTGCAAACTCTTTTAACTGAACAACATTAACATGACACTGACTAAGTACATCCATGTCTTGTAATTCACTTGCACTAAGTCTGTTAGTTACTTCGCCTAAGCATGCTTGTAAACTAACTTTTTCGTGATCTGCTTTTGGTATAGTTCCTGTTAGTCCCCAACGAAGTGGAATGTGTGCAAACTCTTTTGTTAACAAATCTTTAAGTACATCTGCTTTTGCTTGATGTACTTCGTCTACTATAAGACAAGTTACATTTTCAGTGAAGTCATGTAAACTAAGCTCAGCAAGCCCATCACGAAAACGTTTCCTTATACTATTTAAACTTTGCCATGTACAAATTGTATGGGTATGTCCTAATTCTTTTTTATCGCCAAAGTAAACTCCAACGTCTAGTCCTAAGTTTGCATAATCATCAGCAGTTTGCCTTACCAAATCTTTGTTTGGTACAATAACTATTGACCTTCCATATTCTTCTACACGTTCACTAAGTGCTGCGGTAACTAATGTCTTACCGGCGCCAGTTGCAATTTCTTGTAAACAATGAGGTGTTTCTAAAAACTTATTTACAATCTCAATTTGATAGTCACGTAATGTAATGGGCTCTCCTGCCATTTGGTGTTTTTCTGGCCAGAGCTTATGTTGAAATGTTGTCTCATCTACAGTTGGAAAGTCAAACTCATACTTGCTTCTTAGATCATCAATATCAATTTGATAACCTTGTTCCATTATGATAGGTAATACTTTGTCTAGTAAGTTAGTATATGTAACACCGCCTACTGTAAAGTAACTTTGACATCCATCCCATCTGCCTAACTTGTATGCTGGCACATGAAATGCATATGGTAAAAAGAACTTTAATTCTTTTTCACATTTCCTACGAGTGTTAACATCAAGTCCTTCAACTTTACAGTTAACTTCGTCTTTTAAGATAATTTTACATTTCATATTAGTATAATACACTATTGTATAGGATAAGTCAAGCTCGAACGCTTGATTATGTCAGATATTTTAAAAGTAAATAAAGACAGAATAATGTAAATGAAATTGATACAGCTAATGATATCCAAAAACCATTCTGTAATACCATGTATGCAAAGATAGGAAAGAAAACTAAACTTACAACTACGAAGTAAACTGTTTCCTTTGCCAGTTGAGCGAACACTTCTGGTTGTACTCCACTAAGATGCATAAAGATAACACTTATTACACTACCCAATGGTATTCCTAATATTAATGCACCCATTGTTGGATTACCACGCTCGGCAGCAGTTACTACACCTGCGATAACTAGCCCGCCTATAATTGCTTTAATTACGAATTCCATCTTGTATTTATGTCATAAAAAAAGCCCCGAAGGGCTTTTTCTAAATTTTATTTTTATGCTCTACGCATACATGTAACTTCAGCAGTTCGTTTCCACTTTTCTTCACCAAAACTCTTTTTAAGATCTGCAAGTTTGGTAACCATACGCAAACTAATTTCACGCATCTTTTCTTTGTTCTCAAACATGAAGTTCATTAAGTCTTCTTGTTCATCTTGTGTAAACTGATATTCATTAAGCATACCATCTGCAACAATCTGCTTACAACGTAATACTTTTTCACGCATTGTATCCATTGTAAGATCTAAGTAGTGACATCTTGACATAATAGCCGCTAAGTGATCTTTAATCTTACCACGCACATTATCAAATTTAAGGTTAGTAATAAAAATAACACTACCTTGGAATTCAAATTGATCTGGAATACCTTCTCGTCTTAGTAATGCACTGTCTGTATTCCAACTTAGTTTACGTTTCTTACAAGAATCAAGTGCTGCTTTAAGTAAGTTAAGACTTGTCTCGTCATACAATACTGTATCACAATCGTCTAACACAAGAACACTATTCTTATCTGCGTTATTGTAAAGTACTTTGTACAAACCAATTGCACTTGAGGCACCTTTGATAACTTCAAAACGCAATTTGTTACCTGCTAGTGTATCAAACAAACTATTCTTTTCTAATACTTGTTCAACACCAAATGATTTACCAACTCCTGGAGGGCCTGTTACAACCATACCACGCACAACACCATCAATTGAGGCTTGTGTCATATCATCTAGTATGCTAAAACGCTCACGCATACGCTCNATAATNTGNTTATCNGTTTCNTTTGGATTGTCCTTCACATTATTAGGAAGAACTTCTACAATTGTCTCGCCTTTACGATTCTTGCGAGCNTTCTTTAGTTGCATTTGTGCCATTTATTAAACTCCTGTTTTTTATTAACTATACTTACAGTATACAGTAAGACATCTTACTTGTCAACCTTTTATTTGATCTTTTATTCATAGAATTGGGCCCAATACAATAAAGGGCCCAATAATCTAGTTTAGTAGGTATTATACTAATACTCTTTTTTTAGAAATAGTGTATTCGTTAGTTTGTCTACCAACATCACCTGTTTCAACTGTAGTTGCTTTTACATTAAAACCTTCATCTCTTAATTCAGAAAGTCTTGCACCCGGAGATGCGATGTCTAATTTGTCTCTTAGATCATCCATAGTAAAAGATTTACCTGTACCCCAGAATTTAGCTAGGATTCTTTGGTTTTGAGTACCTTCTTTGAAAAATTTAGTACCCACTGCTTTTGTTTTTTTAGTTTTTGGCATTTTAACTCCTTTTTATTATTAATTATAATAACTTAATGTTATTGTTAAATATAATATATACTAAGAACGTAATTCTGTCAACCTTTTAAAAAACCCTTATATTTGTAGGATTTTTACCCTATTTACAAGGGTTTCTTTGGCATTTGAGTACTTTGATAGCTCATGTTTGTTGACTGTGCCACGAATTTTAATGGTTTTATCCGAAATAATATCACTAATATCCGGTTGATCTCGCCACCAAAACTTAATAATATCCTTTTCAGCGTAAACTGTAGTGATCATATAAACATCACTAGTTTGAATAAACTTAACATCTAGTACTTTTACATTAATATCGTATCTTTTACCACGATTACCAAAGTACATACTGCTATGCTTTAATGCAGACATTTTATCTTCAACTGCTTCACGCTTTTTGTCAATTACTACACTATGTGGTAAACTAGCAATGATGCTTACTGCAAACTTATTAACATTTGGCTCTGATAATGCTTTAGCAACGTTTTGCTCAAAATTATTGAGGTTATTAGTCATCTTTTTGATCATTAACTTACCATTAATGCTATCAATAAGATTATTAGCATTTGTAATCTCTGATTCAGAGAATGACATTTTTGGATCTTCTAAAATATCAACAATACAAGTTTTGTTATCTCGTATTTGTATAGGTTCACCGTTTTCTGTATCAGTGTCTGTGTATCCTTGTCCACTACGAACAAATCCTTGATCTTTATATACAAGAACTGCGGCACACATTACATCAATAACTGTGATAGTTGGCCATGGTGTTTTATTCATTTGTGACTCCAGTGGTAAAGTTGAATAGTTAAACATTTTTAATTATAAGTATAGTATACGGCAAGAAGTCTTGCTTGTCAACCAAAAAAACGATATTTTTTGTCAATTATTGCCATTTGTTCTGCTAACTGCTTAATTGATTGATTTTGCCAATTAGAAAAGTACTTGTCAAGAAGTTTTTCATCACGTTTATAATATTGTGTAACTTCGTCTTTCATTATTTGTGTATATTCTATACCTAAAAAGTCTTCTACTTTTTCCAAATTTTTATTATGTAGCCAATCTTTAATATCAACAAACATATAACTATCAGTTGAATGTTTAAAGTCAACTGGCCAAGTTTTAAAAGTAATCTCATCTGGTGCAGAGTCGGGTATTCCATTTATATGATTATACCCTTTATCGAGAGTCTTAATACATTTTAATAATATTGCACGTTTGGAATATGTCGGATCTTTTGAAAATAATCTAATTACAGGAAAATCAAACGTTTTTCGATGATTGTGTGTTCTTGTTATAATTGGCTTATTATGTAATTTACTATAATAATTTAAATCATTAGCAGTTTGTTTTTCTGCTATTAAAACCATCCCATCATTATCTATAATAGAATCATACCTATATGCATTAAGTTCTTCATTGCGACATTCAAAAGAATGATAATAAAACTTATCTGTATTAGATACAATATTTCCTATAAAAAATTCTCCATGATATCCAGCTGGATATACTAATACTATATTTTTCATATAATATGTCCTATAATGAAATATCTTCTAAACCTGCTGCCCTCAATTTAACAACATTATTAATCTGAAACTGTTTGGCTTCTAATGCCTTAATAATACCTATATATTTGTTTCGTACTAAACTGAAATCATTAATTAGGTATTGTAAATCTACTACATCTTGCTCGCCGTCAACAAACTTGTCTGCATCACGCGAGCTAAGTGCTTTATTGTAGTTTTCTAAAAACTTACGAAATGTTTTGGATCGTAATGTACGCATTTCAGTATGTAAAAACTCAAGTATTGCTTCTACTTCCTGTAATTGATTAAATCTGTGTTCTACAATACCAGGCATGTCTCTGCTTTGCTTTTCTAACACACCTTTCATACTGCACTCAAACCGTGCTTCATCAATTTGCTTTTCATAGTAAGAGATAGCCGCAACTATCTCTCCTAAATTTCCAGTAACTTTACGATACCATACACTCATTAGTATTCTAACTCCTCGTCATCTTCGCTGTATTCATCAAAAACATCTTCATCTTCTTCTTCTTGCTCTAAGTGTTCATCGAGTGCTTCACCTAAGTATTCGCAATGATCAGCTATTTCTTTATATGCTGGTTTTAGTTCGAACCCAAAGTCGAGAAGCTGATATACTGTTCTGCGAGCAAATTCTAATTTATCTTTATCAGCTATAAAATTTGATGCTTCGTCATAAAAGTTAAATATAAACTCAAAATCTCCTTCATCAAGATTCATTTTCCACCTCCGTTGTAGATTCTTCAATATTATCCATAATTTCTTCTTCTGCATCAGCTACTTCGT